CATTGGTACAGGTGGTGTAGATTTAAACGGTGATGCTCTTTTTGAAGATGTAATTGGTGGTAAGTATTTTACTCAAAAATTAGATCACGTAGATGGAACGCTAACAGGTAGTTCAGCATTAATTGTTGACGCTAACTTAGCAATTAACACATTAAACATAGGTAACGCATTATCAACAGGTGGTGAATTAAGATTTAATGAAGGTACTAATAACGGTACTGCTTACATAGGATTAAAAGCACCTAATGATGTTTCTGGTGCAGGTGGTTCACAAACTTATGTATTACCTGATACAGACGGAACTCCAGGACAGTTTTTAAAAACAGATGGTTCTGGTAATTTAGCATTTCAAACTGTAAATCAGTTTATAACTTTATCAGATGGTACTGCTACAGATCAATACAATACTTCAGAAACTTTATTATTTACTGGCGGTCAATCAATTACAACTGCTGTAACTGATAATGAAATTACTTTTTCAGTAACGGCATTATCAATTGACACAGGACAGTTAACAGATGGTGCTGTAACTAACGCTAAGATTGATGATCCTACAATTACTTTAGGTTCTTCTACTTTAACTTTAGGTTCTACTACAACTGACATTGCAGGATTAACTTCTTTAGTTGTTGATGACATTACAGTTAACGGCCAATCAATTACAACAACTGCTTCAAATAAAGATATTGTTTTAACACCACACGGAACAGGAACAATTACAGTACCAAGTGGTTATGAAGAAAGAGCTGGTTTTACAGATAACTCTTTAGCAAATAAAAAATATGTTGATACAGTTGCTCAAGGTTTAGATATTAAAGACGCAGTTAGAGTTGCTACTACAGCTGCATTAACAGTTACTTATTCAAACGGCATTTCAGGTGTTGGTGCAACATTAACAAATGCAGGTTCACAAGCTGCTATTTCAATTGATGGTGTAACTCTTTCTTTAAATGATAGAGTTCTTGTTAAAGATCAATCAAGTGCTATTCAAAACGGTATCTATAAAGTAACTACAGTAGGTGATGGATCAACAAATTGGGTATTAACTAGAACACCAGACGGTGATGAAAGTTCAGAAATAAATGGTGGATCATTCTTCTTTGTACAAGAAGGTACTGATAATTCTGATAATGGTTATGTTGCAACACATAATGGTGCTCCTACAATAGGTTCAGACAATATTACTTTTGAACAATTTTCTGGCGCAGGTCAAATAACTGCTGGTTCTGCTTTAACAAAAACTGGTAATCAATTAGATGTTGCTGTTGACAATAGTTCAATAGAAATTACTGCTGACGCTTTAAATGTTAAAGCATTAGGAATTACAAATGCTATGTTAGCAGGTTCAATTGCAAGTTCTAAACTTGCTGATCCTTTATATTTTACAGATGAATCTTCTACACAAGGTAATGTTAATTTAGGTGGTACACTAGAATTTTTAGCAGGTGAAGGAATTAATACAGTTGCTTTAGGAAGAACATTAACAATTTCTGGAGAATTAGCAAGTACATCAAATATTGGTGTTGCTTCATTTAATTCAAGTAATTTTGCTGTATCTTCAGGAGATGTAACCGTTACAACTATTGACGGAGGATCATTCTAGTGTCAACAGTTATCAAATTAAAAAGATCAGAAACGCCAAGTCAAATACCAAGTGCAGGTTCATTAGAATCTGGCGAATTGGCAATGAATGTAACAGATGGTAAATTTTTTACAAAAACGTCTGGAGGAACAGTCAAAGAAGTTGGTGGTGCAGGATCAGTTACATTACAAGATGTAACAGATAATGGTGCTATTACAACAAACGATATTACTTTAAATGGTGGTGATGTGGTGTTTGAAGGTGCATTAGAAAATGCTTTTGAAACAACTTTAACAGTTGCTGAACCAACTGCTGATAGAACAATAACTTTACCAAATCAATCAGGTACAGTTGCTATGGATGGTGACGCTTTGGCATATTCTATAGTATTTGGAGGATAATTATATAAATGGCAAGTGCATTTAAAAACGCAGGTATGTCTGTAGTAACTACAGATAATGCTAGTGCAAACTTATATACTGCTTCTGGTGTAACTGCCGTTGTTCACGCAGTTTACATTTCAAATAAAAGTTCTTCAAATGAGGCAAACGTAGATGTTAAAGTAACTACAGATGGTGGTTCTACTTTTTATCATATCGGTAAATCATTGAGAATACCTGTAGAAAATACTTTAGTTTTAGACAAACCGATTAATTTAGAAACAAACGACATATTAAGAGTCGTTGCGGAAGTCAATGCAGATTCTTCAGCACCAGATGTTGAAGTGTATGCAAGTATATTGGAGATTAGTTAATGGCATACTTATCAGGATTTGTAACACCAGAATCACAACAAAGTAAGGAAAGTTTTCACGCTATACGTAGAACAACTGAAGGTCTTTTATATTATACAAAAGTTAATAAAGACAATTCAGATGTTGTTGATTTTGATGGTGGTAATCCTACAGATAAAAATGGTAACAGACAGTTACCTACAAAAGTAGATTACACGGATGAAAATATAGAATTACAATCTGGAACAACACAATATTTAACAGGTGATGGTTCAACCCTCACTTTTAATTTAACTACACCAGTTTTAGACGGTACAAGAATTGCTGTATTTTTAAACGGTGTTAAACAACCTATTGACGAAGTTTGGACATATGCTTCAGGTGTGGTTACTTTTAAAGTGGCACCTTATAATGGTTCACAGGTTGCAATAGGATATATTAATAAAAAATATAAAAACAATACAAGTGATTTTTATTATCAATATGTGTTTGAAGATGGTGACGCAACATATTTTGTAGATGATAATGGATACTTTGTAAAAAGAGAAAATTTAGGAAAAGGTTTAACCGCTATAGCAAGTGATGATTTTAGTACGTTTGAGAGTACCTCTACAGTACAATCAACTTCTTGGCAAAGCGCAGTATAAAGTGATATAAATAGTATAAAGTAAGGTAAAAAATGGCAGATTTTAAACTAGGTCGAATTAAATTTAAATGGAGAGGCAATTGGGCAACCTCAACTGCTTACTTAATAGATGACGTAATAAAATACGGTGGTAATACATATGTGTGTATTGCGAATCATACTTCTCCAAATAACGAAAACTTATTTTATACAAGTCCAGGTACATATACAGATTACTGGTCTTTACAAGCAGAATCCTTATTTTCAAAAGGTACATATGCGGCTGACACTTGGTACAAACTTAATGACCTAGTTAGATATGGTAACAGACAATATAGGTGTACAACTGCTCACACATCTGCTTCTACAGTAGGCGGTGTTGCTATTCTTAATGGTTCAAACTTTGAATTATACCTAGACGGACAAGATTATAAAACAGATTATGCTACATCAACATATTATAAAGTAAATGATGTAGTAAAATATGGTGCAAATTTATGGATTTGTACTGAAGCTCACACTTCATCTGCTAGTGCAGGTGCATTTGACGAAACAAAATTTAGTTTGTTTACTGAAGGATTACAATTTGAAGATAATTGGAGTGTTTCTACAGTTTACCAAAAAGGTGATGTTGTAACATATGGAGGTTATTCTTATGTATCAACACAAGAAAATTCAGGAAATACACCAAATCAACCAGACACATCTTATTGGGAATTATTAAATCCAGGTTTTAGTGCTGGTGGAACTTGGGATAATATTACACAATATAAAACAGGAGATGTTATAGAATATGGTGGATATGCGTTTGTTACAATAGTTAATAATTCTAATCAAAAACCTGTAAACACCGGAACAGCTACTGTAAACTCAACATATTGGAGCAAATTAAATGAAGGTCAAAAATGGCAAGGTACTTATAATGCTGGCACAAATTATTTAATTGGTGAAATTGTTGAATATGCTTCATCATCCTATATTGCAGTCGTAACAGATGTTATAGGAATTACTCCAGGAACAGACGCAACAAAATGGCAATTAGTCGCACAAGGTAGTACATCAAATGTATTGACTACTAGAGGTGATTTAGTAGTAAGAGATGCTACTCAAACAACAAGATTGCCTATTGGTGTTGTTGGTTCAGTTTTAACTACAGACGGAACAGATCCCGTATGGTCAAATGCTGAAGGCCGAAATGTTTACTATGTTGCTAACTCAGGTTCAGACAGTAATCCTGGTACACAATTTTTACCATATAAAACACTTTATTATGCGTTATCACAAACAACTTCAGGTGATGTTGTTGACTTTGATACAATTACAGGTGGTACAGGTGGTAGTCCAGGTACTTTTGATATTGCACAATCTTCAACAACCGGTTCAGGTACAGGCACTACAATTAGAGCTGTATTAGATGGTTCTTCAACACCAACTATAACAATTACAAATGGTGGTTCAGGTCACGCAGTAGGTGATGTTATTACATTTGCTGGTGCTGGTTCTCCAGTTGCTTCTACAGATATTACAATTACAGTAGTTTCAGCTTCAATTGGTGATGTTGTTTATGTTAAGAATGGTGTTTATAGAGAAACTTTACCTATTAGAGTTCCTGCTGGTGTTACAGTACAAGGTGAAAGTTTAAGAGGAACAGAAATTAGGCCTGGTAGCGGAACTGGTCATCAAGTTAAAACAGTTTCTATTCAAACAAATATTACAGGCGTAGCAGATGGAACATATAATTATGTTCATCAAAATTCATCAAGTGGATCCGGTGATGGTTTTGTAGGTAATTTCACAGTATCAGGAGGTACTGTTACTGGAGTTACTATCTATCACGGTGGTTATGGTTATCAGGCTAGTGATACCATTACAATGTCTGCTATAGGAACAATTGATGGATTAGTATTAACTGTAGATAGTTTAGAAAACAATGACGCTTCTAATATGTTCTTGGTTAATAACCAAACAAATATAACTCAAATGTCAATGAGAGGTTTAACTGGCATACCAACTGCTGGCGGAACAGGTAAAGCTGCTGTTATTTCACTTGACCCTAGTGGTACAATTAGTTCAGTTTCACCTTATATTCAAAACTGTACATCATTTAACACAAACGCAACAGGTATTCAAATTGATGGTAACTTGCATAGTTCAGGTAACAAATCTATTCTTGCA